TTATCAACTAAATTGATGTTACCTGCGTTAATACCTGAACCTGCTTGACCAGTAATTTGAGTAACTAAATCTGCATAAGCATCTCCGTTCATTAACAACTTGATAGATGACTTATTTACGTCATTACCTTGACTTAACATTAAGTTGAACATCTCTTGTACACGAGCTAAAGCAAGTGAAGAAGTCCAAGTAGCAGTAGCCGCTACACCATCTAAAAATATTGAAGTAGGTCCTGTAACATCAGCTACATTTAATAAGTTTGCTTCAAATTGAGACATAATCGCTGTAGCAAAGTTTCTTCTGAAAGCAGCTTCTATAGAAGAGTTTTGAGATATAGCAGCGTTAGAGACATTAGTCGAAGCTATAATCGTGTTAGGAGTTAATTCACCGCCACCGATACTACCTGCGGGACTATTAGTACCTGAATCTTCAGCTTGGAAAGAAGCGGTTACACCTGCAATAATTGGCACTTTTTGAGAAGCACTTAATCCTGTGTACATATTAGCACCTGCACCTACTAAAACAGAAGCAGCGAACATATCATCAGTAAATGAACGAACATCAGAAGGAGAAGCAAGAGGGGTTACTGCTGTGTTATTAGCACGAGTTTCTAAAGCCGAGTAAGGAATTGCAACACCTCTAAAGTTTTGAGATGGGTTCTCCATTCTAGCTTCCTGGTCTAATTCTTTGATAAGACCTTCAACACGACCTGATTTTGCTGCTTTAAAAGCATCTACAAAAGAGAATCCACGAAGTTCTTTAGACTGTGAAACATCTTGAGTTCCAAAAGAAACAGGATTAGAAGCTACCTCTGCGTTTAATTTTTCTTGACGTTCTACAACTTCAATGTCTTTAGCCATCTTGTCGATGCTAGTCATCATTCCATCGTAAGATACTTGCTCGTCTGCACTAAAGTCACGAGATTCGTTTTTAGCCAAAGTAAGTAGGTCGTTTGCTTTTTCAATAGCTACACCTCTGTCTTGGCGAATTTCAATCGAATTTTTCATATTCGTTTTTTTAAGTTTAATTCGTTAGTTAATAAATTTAATTTTGAATCGTCAAATGACTCTTCACTATTTTGCTCCACCAATTCTGTTGGGACTTCTTCTTTTTCAAAAGCCTCTTTAGAACGAAGTGCAACATCGGTATTAGCGTAAGCTCCTACCCCTACAATAGAAACATCAACTAATCGACCAATCTGATTGATTTGTCTACGAGTCGTATCTCCGTCTTTACTCCAATCATCATCAGTCACAGTAAATGCAAATGAAGATTCATAAAGCAAACCTCTTTTCATAAGTTCTGCTACATCTCTACCAGTTGTTGTGTCAGGTAAAGTAGCACTATATTTTAACCCTCGTTCATCTATTGATAAATCTAAAGTACCACCAATATTTCTATCCAACATTAAGTTAGGATCGTGATTGAAAGTTAAAATTACGTTATCTTCTAATCTACCATCGAATGCTCGTGTAGATATTGTTTCTCTAAAGCCTAAATCTCTACTATCAGTATCAAATAAAGCTGCGTAACCACTTACTCTAGTTTCTTTTGAATCTTCATCCATCCGAATCTCTAGGTTGCCGTTATATATTCTAGTTTCTTTGTTTTCCATAACTATATATATTCTTTAGTATTAGTTCTAATTAATTATATCAATCCCGTTCTTAGACAATTCATTTAACCAAAGTTGTTCCCGAATATATGTTTTAACGTGAGGTTGTCCAGTAACCATAACCTGAGTTGAATCAACTGAGCCGTAGGACTTAATTTCCATCGCTTCGTTTCGGCAAATGAAATATGTTGTTTTAGTAGGGTTTTTTATAGTCATAATTACGAAGTTCTAGTTATTGTCCACCCTTTGTTTGTTAGATTAGTTTCGGCTGCAATACCAACTGAACTTGGCGCTGATCCTCCACTCTGGTAGAATGTTCCATTTGATTGACCTGCCGCATCTAAACTTACTAAGATATTATCTATGGATTGTTGAGATAAAATAGTATCCAGAAATGCGTTAGCAAAATTAGTCGCAGTACAATCGTCAAATAAGTTAGCAGGGAAATTAGCAATGCGTGTTTGTCTAAATGCGTTATCAAATCTAGTTGCACTACTAGTGTCAATTAATGGAAATGATACACCAGTAATATTTCCAGTAAACATAAACTTTTGAAAATCAGATGCACTTCCAAAATTACCAGAATCAGTAGCATTTAGAGTCATATTATTACAACCTCTGAATGCGTTATCCTGAGAAGTTGAACCACCACCATATACACCGAAGTTGTCAAGTGTAACCATCTTCTCACCATCGTTTCCGTTGTTGAATTTAAATGCAGGGAATTGCCCAGATATACTAATTGAGTAAACACCAGAACTTGAAAATGTAATAGTATGATTACCTGTTAATCCAGTTTCACTATGCCCATCAGTAGTAGTCAAGTCATATAAGAATGTTCCTGATCCTACTGTAAGAGTAAATTGGTCGTCATTACTAGTACCTGACTCAGCCGTATTAACAGAAAATTCAAACTTTAGATTTGCAGATGCAACTGCGTTATTGCGAATTGCCCCTATTGTATTTTGTATGGCTATTATCATATTAGCTTAAAGCTACAATGTCTTGTGCAGTTGTTCCTGTAGCGTAAATTTTATTTACTTTAACTGGAAGAATACTTCCTGCTGCCACCGCTACAAATACAACTCCTGTACCTAAATCTGCTGCATCAACCTTTACATTACCTGCAACACCAATGTATAACATCTTTTCTACTAATGTTACATCAGAACTTACCGCTCCACCACTATCTACTGATACTGCTTCGGTAGCTTGTAATTTAATTTGATTTAAAGCCATAACTATATTTCTCTTTTAGTTGATTCGCCTAACTTATCTAAAGGCATCATATTACTTTGCATATAAACTTTTTCACTTTCGCCACCCATAGAGTTCATATCTTCGAACGCTCTAACTTCATCAGGAGTTAATACACCGATGTTTAGTAAAGTTCTATAGTAATCTGCTCTTGACTTTGAATCACCTCTTAAAAGGGCTGTAACATTAAATTTGAAATATTGAGAACCTTTTTTATTGAAAGGAATTAATTTTTGGTTTAAAGCCATTTCAATTCTCTTAATCCAAGGTGTAATCGTATGGACCACAAAATCTATTTGTTGTGCTTCAATATTACTGTAAGTTGCTGAGGACAAGTCATTTACGAGATGATTCGGTACTCTAAAGATACGACAAATATCGCTAACTTGATATTGTCTAGTTTCTAAGAATTGTGCTTGATCGTTTGGAATCTGCCTAGCAGTAAAATTCATTCCTTCTTCAAGGATAGCTGTTTTACCTGCATTGATTGAACCGCTATAAGTTTGATTCCAACTTGCTCTAAGTCGTTTAGCCGTTTCAGGTTTAAGTGTTCCAGGATGGGTGATGACACCCCCGACTGAAGCCGAATTTTTAAAGAATGATCCTGCAAATTGCTCTATAGATAAAGATACACCTAAAGATTCTGCTGAAGTTTGTATTGGGCTTTTACCCATAATACCATCAGTTGATAAACCCTTTATGTGTAGCATATTGTCAGAGGTTACTTTACCTGTAATTGGATAAGGTACAACTTCATTTTGCTCAATATTATAGTAAACTTCCCTACCATCAGGTGATATATAAACACTTACATCATTAGATTGTATAGGTATGATTTGAGTAGGTAAACCTCCGTTGTTTCTTTCGATGTAAGCAAAGAAATTACCATCTAAACATAAATCAACTAAAGCTTTTTCAAAGAAGCTAAATGAATTAAAAAGTGTAGATGGTTGTTCGCCTATTAAAGAGTGGAGTGGATTGTCAGATAAAATAAACCTCTTATTGCTTTCATCTTTTTCGTATAAAGATATTGGTAAAGAAGCAATAGTTTCTGAAATTACTTTAACGCAACTCCAAACGGTTGATAATTGTAAAGCACGTTCTTTAGTTATGGCTTGACCTGAACTGTTACCAGTAAAGGATTGACCGCTTAAACTTGTGTTATAAAACCTTTCTTCGGTAGGTTGTACCTGTGGTTTTCTCTTAAAAAAATCTAATAATGTAGCCAATTCTTTATGAGTTTAATGCCTTTATCCATATACATATATACAAATATACGTTTTGTGAACCATTATTTGTATTTATTTTTCAAGTATTTATTGATTTTTTCTAAACTTTTGTAAATTTGTCTATTAGAAACACCCTTAATAGTAGCTATTTCTGACACTTTTAAGTTGCAAACAAACCTTAAATTAACTAAATCTCGTTCTTTTTTAGTTAAATGATACTTAATGTCTAACCAAACTTGGTCCGCTAAAGGATTGTAATCCTCTTCAATGATAGGTAAGTTTAAAATCTTTTGTCTATACTTTTTGTGAAACGGTGAACTAGAGGACAGTACTTGGTTTGTTATGATCCTAGAAACGTAAAACTTAAAATGACCATTCTCATAAATCGTTATTATAGATTCATCTTCTTGAGTTAAAAGTATTAAACAAACCTCTTGTGTTAAGTCGTTAAGGAAATGTAAATCATTATTAGTCCTTAGAACATTTGATGCAATCTCTTTAATAGCAAAATATTGGGATTGTATAATCTCGTTTTTAGAGAAAGAATATTTCTTTTTCATCATAAGCTGAACCGCCTTTGTTTTTGTTTTGCATTGCCTCGGATAGTGCCATTATACAAGCGACAATACCATCAATCTTTTCGTTACTACGGGACTTGTCGGGTTTCACATTATCGGCACTATCGTGATTTAGTACTACGTTTGACATCATCCAACGTAAAACAGGATCACCACCGTGTCTTAACTTTCCACTAAGAACTAATCCTTCAAACTCTTTTGTTGCAGGTGACATAGTTTTAAATCCTTGACCTACTGGAATCATAGGACAACCTTCTTCTGTAAGGTCTATCACAATTTGAGATGCGTTCCATCTATCGTAAGCTACTATCTTAATATCATATAGTTGGCTTAAATCCCTTATTTTTTGTTTAATGTAGTTGTAATCACAAACATCGCCTGG